CCTAATGAAGTTTCTATTGGTGCTTTGTAATTAAAATCTTGTACTATGTTTCCGTAGTTCACAGTTCTAATACGTAATGCAGGATTACCTTTTAAAAAATTACCTACGTCTTGAGCAGATAATTTTAAATTATATTTCTTTGCAGCAGCTAATAGACCACCAGCTAATTTACCACCTTCATCGAACACCGCTACGTTTGAATCAAAAAGTTCTTCTTTGTTTATGGTTGCTTGTTTACCTGCATATCGACCACGGTCATATGTAAATTGTTTGGGTCCTCTTTCCATTCTAGATACTTGTTTTCCAAATATTCTTTGATTGACTTTCCTTGAAGATGTTAAATGATCTAACCATTCGTCTGCTGAATAACGACCTCCGCCTTTACGCATAACCCAATCATATGTTGAAGATCCAAAAAGGGGTTGACCTCTTTCACCCATTTGCAAATCGCCGGTCTGTGCTCTTGGATTTATTGGTGCTGGAGGTTTGACTTCTGCTCTTGCTAATTGTACAGCGGATTGTTTTTTTGCTTCAGGTGTGTAGGTAAGTAACTTCTGTGATTGTCCGGTAGCCGTTGACTCCTTAGCTTTTTTACCGATGAGTTTACCTAAGCCCTGTAAGATTCCTTTGAGGGACATTCACCCTCCTATGTGTACATCTTTGTAGGTTTTTTTCTTCCTAACTTACAACCTTTTGCCATGACGGATTTACCTTTTTTATAACCAGGCATGTTCATCATACCACCACCCATTCTCATCATAGGTTTCATCATCATACCGCCACCCATTTTTTTATTCTTTTTCATTTCTTTTAATTTTTCTCTAATCTTGTCAGCACCCTTTGATGCTGCTACTCCAATGGCAATACCAGCAGGAACTAAAAATTTCATCCTACCAGGAAGCAATGATTTTAAATTACCTAAGCTTATTCTTCTTTGTAAAAATGGTTCGTTTTTTAATCTAGCTTCAAGAGCTTTTCTTCTAGCTACTGCTTTGTCAAATCTTGTTTTGCTAGTTACTCGCTCTAAGCCACGCAAATATTTTTTGTAATTTTTAGCTTCGCCCAAATCACCTTTATTCATCATAAGTGGTTTGACCATCATGCCACCGCCCATTTTACCTTGAGATTTTAATTTTTGAGTTGCAGCAGTTAAACCGCCACCCATCATTTTTTTCTTCATTCCGCCACGCTGACGACTTCTCATAATTTCAAAATCTTCTGCTGAAATTCTACCGTCTTTGTTTGCGTCTATATTTTTTTGTTTACCTTTTAATGCCATATTAGCTCCTAATAATATTTATATTCTTTTTCAATTTTAAAATTAGGTGCATCTAATTCGTCATTGTAAGTTGAAACAAATCCACCTTGCCTGAATCTTATCACAGCTTGTGTCATGGAATCAACATAGTCATCGTATTGTCCGTTAGGAAATGCTGCACATTCCTCTATAACCTCTTGGGCAAAATTCTCTTTTAAAGGCGCATAAACCATACCTGATTCGAATATGGGAGCTACAGAATTAATTCTTGTATGTTTATCTCTACCTTTAGCAGGAACATAATCTATTACAGGGATACCTGTTCTACGTAATTCTTGGATTAAAGGTTGACCCGAAGCTTTGGCTTCAACGATAGTTGTTTCCGGTTGCCAGTATTCGTATTGCTGCATAGCTAGATTCTTGAGATCCGGAAAGTCGAACCTTCCTTTGATAGCATCTAATAATATAATACAATCTTCATATCCTTCAGCAGGTTGAAATATTCCCCATGTTGTAATCGCAGAATAGTCAGATGTTTCTTTTTTTGAAAACGCAGTATCATAACTTTGTATTACATGTTTGAGGGCCGGTATCCGTTCACTTTCCCAATCTTGCCACCAATCTCTTTTGATGATTGCACCTTCTTCTGAAGTTGGATCTTGCATGTATTGTGCATTCCAATTCTTCGGTGTCACCGAAGCTTTGACAGATTCTAATTCTTCTATGTTCCAATATTCAGGCCATACAGGATTACCGCTTTCTAGAATTGCTGGAAAAGAAATTGTTCTCCATTGATCTGATTTAGGCTCAGTTTGTGCTTTGATGAGCCTTCCTGTTAGATCGTCCTTTGCCCATCTAGTCATAACAACGACTATCGAACCACCAGGCTGCAAACGTTGTCGTGGACCAGAGCTATACCAATCATATGCTCTATCCATTGCCGAGTCAGACATTGAATCTTGTTCTGTATGTGGGTCGTCAATAATAAGAAGATCAGCCCCTCGGCCTGTAATTGAACCGCCTACTCCTGCTGCAAAATATTCGCCCCCGTGATTTGTCTCCCAACGGCCTTTCGCCTTACTATCTTCACGTAGTTTAACATCACCAAATATATTTTTATAGTCTTCAGTCTCCATTAAATTTCGAACCTTACTACCAAACCTTGTTGCTAGTTCAGCATTGTGTGAGACTTGCATAAGTTTCATTTTAGGGTTCCTACCTATCATCCAAGCAGGAAATAAATAAGATGCAAATTCTGATTTTGTATGTCTTGGTGGCATATTCACAATCAACCTTTTATGTTTCTTAGCAGCAATAGCTTCAAATTCTTCAGCGATAATTTGATGGTGCCCATATTTCTTTGGGTCCTTTGTTTCTCTGCATATGAAATCTGGCCACATAGCACGGACAA